ACGCCCAGCCACTTGTTACGCAATAGGGCTACTTCATTAATTATCGTTTCCATGTCGATAACTTCGTCTTCGGCTTCTGCATACTTTTCAGCATCCCTGCTGGTCAGTGCTCTTGCATAAGCTTCCAAATATTTTTTATAATGCGTTTGCCTTATTTTACGTAATTGTATATTTAAGTAATTTAGAACTGCTTCAATTTCCTGCAACTGATTAAATCTATGTTCAGTGAGTCCCGGAAGGTTACTCAATGCACGTTCTACATTGCCCTGTATCTTAATCTCGCCCTTGGCTCCGATAAGTTCGTGCTCATAGTAGTCAATAAAATTTGGGATTTCTCCTAAATTTGCCACGACTTTGTTATACCACATCTTTAACCTCTTGTTCTAACCATGGAAATGTTGTGCGCCAATTTGTGTTGCGCCTACGATCTAGTTCTGTTAAGTATACTATCAATTTGGCAATTTCGCTAGCGTTTCGGTTAGAATTTTTAATCTGTAATCTTATCCCATTCATATAGTCTTTTGATATCAGGTCAGGCATCTCATTTAATATTGCTTGAAAGTAATTGTCAAATATATCGCCAAAGATATCCGGAATCAAATAAGATGGTGCAGTAATTGACATAAAGTATTGCCCAATTGGTCTATGCTTTTGTTGGGTATTTATATATTTAATCAAATCCAAAGTTGTGGGAATCGACAATGCTGATATGGTTTGATTTATATTTAAAGTGATCCACTTTTCTCTAACCAAAAATTCAAAGTTCTGTTGCCATTGTGCTAAATCCAATCCACTACGTATATACTCCTGTTCGGCACCCCAGCAGTCAATACTGGCTGTGAGGTCCAAACGTTTTATTTTACGCTTGATTACTAAATCTTTTATTTGCAGTATATAGTCTTTGAATTTGTCAGGAGCCACCATTAGGTTACTTACTATGTTAAATTCCAAATCCCTGTTATTGTGCGTGTTCAGGAACTTCAAACAAACATCAAATTGTTTTTGGTAAAAGGGTTCACCACCCAGTATGTGCAATCTGCGTAGACTTGAGTAATGAGTGTCTAACCACTGCCAAAATTCTTTGGTCAATTTATCGAACTTGGTGTTCTTTAGCGATGTATTTTCTATTACTACTCCGCTTTGACTAAATCGTCCAAACTTGTTATTTTCCTGTTGTATTTTGCTACTGAATTTGTCCGTACAGTATATGCAACTCATATTGCATACATTGTCAAAGTATACCTCTAGTATGCGCGGAGTAACTGACGTTGCAGTTGCGTCAATTTCTAATTCTTGGGGAACTAGATTTGGTATCTGTGACTGCATTATTCTATCACTGGCACCGCCCGCATCTTCTATTTTCTTACAGTATTCACATCCACCCTCGGGCCATAAACCCTGTAACATGAGTTCCCTATCGGCAATCTTTTTTGGTGTATTGTGAAAAGAAGCAAAGTCATCTATTATAGAACTTTTGCTCACACGATGGCAACTGTTGGTGTTGCCCTCATACAAATACACTGTGCTCCAAGTCCATTTAAGTTGGCATGCAGTTTCTGTCTTGATTGGAAAATACTTATTCATTGATCCACTGCACCAATGTTGGTGGTAATACATCCAAGGACAATTTTCGGCGTTGGGCAAACTGGGTTAGATATAGTTTAAAATTTGTTTTTTGTTCCAATGTGGGCTTTACTGCTAATGTATCGCTAAACCCCTTTATTGATTGTTTACTAATATCATCCATTACGCTTGCGCTCAAGTAATCGGGATCAGTGCACGAGTTTACTATGTCATTAGCAGTACCAAACTCTGCTTTAAATTTTTCATATCCATGTATTGTTAGATTGCTAATGACACTACAGAAGTTGTATTTAAAACGTTTTAATAAGTTTAAGTTTGTTTCAAACTTGGCCCATGTATTGCCATATCTATTAAATTCATACAGTTTACCTGTGGTTTCTGCGCTTACTGTGAATGTAACAGTATCGGGTAGGGTGTCTAGTATTCTTGCCAATCGTTTTGAATCAACACCCAGTCCGGTAAAAATGTTTGCTTGGGGGAATACTGAGACGATCTCTGCTAGGTCATTGTATAGAAAAGGTTCACCGCCAGTAATTTCAACTCGAGCATTCTTAAACTTTTTTGCCTCGGATAAAACTAATTTATAACTGCTGGTATTTTTAATACTTTGTCCCAATTTAAGCACTATGTGATCGTTGGTGTTTAGCGTATAACGATCATCAGGTAAGTATGCGCCACTATCACGTATGTCACGCATCCAAGCGGTGCTGTATTGTTTACAACAATAACTACAAGTTAGGTTACAGTCACTGCCCAAGTTTATGTGCAATACTTGAGGAGTTGAGTGAACTTGACTGTGGGTCAATTGATCCGATTGCATAATAGTGCGTCTGCTGGGCAACCCTTTGCGTTCCGCACTCCAACAAGTGGCTTCACAACTGGGCACATATATGCCCGCAAGCATTTGCTCACGCTCAGACACCAACGTGGGTGTGTTAAATAGTTCACCCGGATTGTCCGTTAACCAACTCAAATCGATACGATGGGCAGATGCCGAACAACAACTCATCATTGAGTTGCGCTCGGGCTCCACGGTCAACCACCAAAATTTTTGACTACAATAACTATTCGTCGTATTCGTCGACATCGGGCTCTTCTTCGACTACATACTCTTTGAGTGCCTTTTTTAGACTACCGTCGGTGGATCCAAATTCTCTTAATTCTTCATCCCCCAACATGTCAACCATAACACTCATTAAATTGTCTGCGGCTTCTTGACGATCCTTTACCGGGATATACTGTTTTAAAATTGTGTAGGTTTCAACCAACACATCTACTTCTATGCTCATTCTGCTACTTCCTCTTCTGGTTGTTCAACTAACGTATTCTTACCAAGTTTGTGCGGATTAGCAGTAATGTCTGCCATAACTTTATCCAAGCATCCATCGTCATTGCGTTCCCATGCTTTGCGGAACTTCTTGATAATTTCTCCATCAGTAGTAGTATATACCAAACTATTGCCTTCTTTCTTTAAAAGATCCTTGCGTTCAACTAGATCCACTAGCCCGCTATAGGGATTCATACCTGTTTCATAGGGAATCTTTACTTGTACGCTTTCAAAGGGTTTGGCATAGCGTGTTTTCATAATCTTACAAGCGGCTCTGATACCGTTTACTTCACTGACCTTGTTACCGTCTTCGTCTTCTTTCAACTTTAACTTACGCATAGCAACTACAATACTACTTGCATAGATAAAACCCTGTCCACCAGAGATCTTGTCATCAGGATCAAACATATCTTGACTTGCGTATGTGTGTGCAGTTGTCACTAATCCGATGTTTAAATTACCAAACATATTAACGCAATTACGCACCAATGACGCTAATGCCTTGGGCTTACGTCCCATGTCACCCTTCATGTCGCCTGCCTCAAATTGATTGACGTCTGTGGGTGTCAACAACATGCCCAAACTGTCCACAACAAACAATACCTTGGGGCGTTCTGCTTCGGGTATTGCTTTGTATTCTTTGACAAACTCACTGATCATTTTGGCAACATCATCGATCATGGCCATGTTTAACTTGAGTAATTTGTCTTCGCTTGTATCCACATCCAAAGCGTGTAGCCATTTTTCATCCAGGGCGTTTTCTGTGTCAATTAAGATAACATAGATACCCTGTTTTTGTGCATTGGACACCAAGTTACCGCTACAGATAAAACTTTTACCTGCACCACTTTCTCCGGCAAACACAGTGACCTTGCCCAGCGGAACTCCGTTATTAAAATTTCCACTGATCAAATAGTTGAGTGCATAGTTGTTGGTACTGATCCAATCAGTGGGATCATTGAAGCCCACGGAGATTCCGTCAATACTTTTTGTGATTGATTTTCTAAATTTGCTTACGTCGAATGGTTTGCCCATAATAATTTCCTTTTAATAAGTTTAACATGTTTTAGCGAATATGTCAACGGGTACATTTCGCCTAATTAAGTCCATAAAGTCTTTTTTGTCCTGTGCTTTGGGTGCACAATACCCACATACGCAGATATCTTTGATACATTGTATGATGGGCATATTTGATGCAAGTTGTGTTTTCAATGTGTCTAATATTTGATTGGGGTTTGACAAATACCCCAAAGGTTCTATTAGATTTGTTGTGCTGGTGCGGCAATCTTTGTTAGTATACACTTCTCCTTTGAGTTGATCAATGAATAAGAAGAACCAATTTACACTACAACTCCAGCCCCTAAAGCCCTGTTTGGGTACGAACCCAACAGAACTCTTCAAATCATTATTGATGCTTAGTTTACGCCCACCACAACAACTACGACCTTGATTTAGACTAGAATCAGTAGTCTCGCCCACTTTGTCTATGGTCTTTTTATAATCAGATTGTTTGCTAATTGGAACTGATTGCATCCAAAATGTTTTGAGGGTTTTAAATTGTTCCGGGGAATACGAGTAATTGACTCCATCTATGGGCTTTGCTACATAATTTATAGCGTTGATTTTGCAGAACTCAATTATATCCAATACATCGTTCCAATAATTTTTGTGCATCATAACCACGCACTTAAACCTTTTGTTTTGTTTTTGCAGTTCTAATAGATTTGTTTTGAATAGTTCTTTTTGTTTGAGTAAATTCTCTGCATGATAACTCACTGTAAACTCATCTATTAGAGGGATTATTCGTGCCCACTGATTCTTGCCCACAATGGCATTTGTGGTATTAATAACTGTCAAGTACCATTTATCTTTGTATTGTTGATATTTTGATCTGCAGGTTTCCAGGATTTCAACAATGTTGGGATGGAACAAACTCTCCCCGCCATATACATTTAATATAACTTTACGCTGACTTGGCTTTTTATGTTGCATATATTGATTCACATATTCATACATAAAATCAATAGTCTTTAAGCATTCAGCCAAAGGAGGATGTTGCGTACTATTGTCATGCCCGGTGCCACAATAACTGCAATCCAAATTACATAGTTTGGTTATTTCCCAATCCAATAAGAAACTGGGAACATTATTGGGATCCAATGCGAATCCAATTGACTTTACATCACTCATGGACTACAATTTCTTTAATATATTGATACTGTTTTAACAATTGTTCGGCATTAGAGTCCAGCGTACCCAATGGGATTTTACCGTGCCCCAATCTTTTATCCAAGTAATCAAAGCCATGGCTTTTGATCCAGTCAACAAATCCCGCTTGTTTGAAACAATCGTATGCATCAAACATTACCGAGGCTTCACCACTATAATAGTGCAAATTTTTGTATCCAGCATAATCAATTGACAACCCATCTTCATATAAATCTGCAAAGTCTTTGCCCAGTTCCACATAGTGCACAAACAACGTACCCGGATCAAATTTAAATTCAAAATATTGATAATCTTCTTCACTCAGTGGGTGTCGGCGCAATGAATCTTTATCAAAACTCAAATATACACAATTCATATTGATCAACTTCTTTTCTATTCTATGTAGATAAAAATTTAAATTGCGTATTGCTGATTTAAGTTCATTGTTAGCACCTGCAAATAATCTTGTGGGAACACCAAACTTGCCGCTTAATGTTTCAAATTTGACATGTAGGTAGTTGAAATAGTCCTGCGGTTGATTTAACAAATCTTTGCGTATCTCTATAAAATCTTTTATATAACGATTAATAGTAATACAAGACTGGGTCAATATCTCGGATGCAGTATCCAAAGACATTAACCCAGCAAACATTTCCTGATGATTAAATTCGCAGTTGTCCAAGCACCATTGAAATTCTTTAGTCCATTTGTGTACAAAAGGATTGTCAATAAGTGTGATGTTAAAAGACGCCTCACCCGAGGCGCCTAAAACAACTGCCAGTTTCATTTAGGATGTTTTGCGATTGCGAATCATAGCCAAAATGTCTTCGGCTTTCTGACTAGAAGGTTTAGCAACAGGTGCAGTTACAACTGGCTCATCTGCTTCTGGAATGTCATCGTCAACAGATGCCACTGGAGCAGGTGCCGCCACTGCGGGCTTGGCTTGTGCAACTGGTTTAGCCGCAGGTATTGCATCGGCATCTACGCCATCACCACCTTTAAAGCCACTGGGCTTGTAGTAATTGGCCCAACGATCTGGATCGTATGGTGCTCCATCTACGCTTGCTTCAAACATTTCTTTGATTACTTTCAATTCAACGTCTGTGGGCTTCTTAGGTAAAAAGTCGTTTAGGTCATATAAACCATGCTTTTCAATTGCTTCTGCTTCATCAGCATTAAGAGCAGTTTCTTTACGTGCCCATGTTGATGTGTTGTAGTCAGCATAACCACCCTTGCTTGTCTTTTTAATGTTAAAGTCAAGTCCAGCACTATAGTCTGTGGGCAAGTTTTCCATGTCTGGATCCATCAGGGCGTTCTTGATCAAGTTAAAGATCTGTGGGCTGATGATAAATCTACGGATTGGGTTTTCTGGAGTCTTGTCATCTCCAATTGGATTTTCACGTACAAAACCTTGGAACAAATAACTACGCTTCTTCCAATATTTACGACCAAGTTCTTCCATTGATGGTTCTTTAAACCAAGGACGTACTTCTGCCAAGATTGGACATGCTTCGTTCCACATCTCCATACAGGGAACTTGTACTGTAACTGGTTTACTGTCTGCTTGGCCTTTGATGCCAGCAAATGGTAAACGGATCATTGCACGTTCTACCCAAAAGAAGTTGTTTTTAGTATTTGCGTCGGGAAGGAATCTTACGCGAGCAGTTGTGTTTTCTGGGATGTTCCAGTGTGCGTAGATTGCGTTGTCGCCTTGCGATTTACCGCCTTGTCCGCGGTTCTCGTTGGCTTGTAGTTTTGCTCTAATTTCTGCTAGTGTCATGGCCATAATAATTCTCCTTAATAAATGTGCCTTAATGTTTTGTGCCTAAATATACAATGCACTCCCGCATTGTATAATATTATTTATGACTAGTCAAGGAAAAAGGCACAAATTTTTGTGCCTTTGGACGAATGCTCAAAAATAGTTTAGAAGCTACCTTGTCCCATTCCAGTAGACAATCCGCCTTTGGCAGGCGCTTGACCAGGTTTGGCATTTGCGTTGTTGGTAAAGTCATAGTGTCCACAACCCCAAACCAAAGCAGCACTTACCACATACCATATAGCAGATGTTAAACCGCCGCCCATCATATTGCCTAGATGTCCGCCAGTTACTAAATCTAGTATTCCAGTTAATGGTAAAACATTCGCTAGCACTGTTAGGATTTTTCCTTTTAGCGAACTACTATTCCAGTCCTCGTGTACTGGTGCAGCTTGACCAGGGGCTTGACCGGGTTGGGCTTTTTTGGCCAAAGGTGCTAGGTCTTGTGTGGTAATACCAATTGCTGCCATCATTTTATTACGATCACCGCCGCTGGCCTGGTATGCTTGTTGCAAGCCTTGTAAAGTTTGTGGATCAAGTTTGCTCATAATAGCATTTGCCAATTTTTTCATTGGCGCTTGTAACATGTCCATTAAGCCTTCGTCTAGTTGCTGAACAGGTAAATCTTGTTCTGCAGCCTCAACTAAGTTTGAATATTTTCTAAAAAATCTTGGGTCCATTTTTATTCCTTTTATATATTTATATTTATTTATCCAATCCAGCCAATCTACGCATAAACTCTAGTGGATCTGCACTTTCATTTGCAGGGTTTACTTGTGGACTAGGGTCTGCAGTTCCTGCGCCACCAAATTCTGCATTGCCCTGCGAACGTGCTTGCATTTGTGCGGCATCGTTTTGATTTGCTTGATCTTGGGCTTGTAATGGTGCATTGTTTTGTGTGTACAATTGATTGTATCTATCAGCCAATTCTGTATAACTGTGATCTCTCAACCAATCAATAACAACACCACGTGCATCTGCTTCACCGTTTTCAGCATCGGCCAGTGCACCCAATTTGTCAAACAATTCATCATCTCCGATGATGTTATACAACACACCTGTGGCATTTTCTGCTTCATCGCCCACTGGCAGTGGTTGTTGCATGATCTTATCCAACTGTTGAACGTCTTCGTCTTGATCGGGAAGTTGCCAAGTACCCTCAGTCATTTCATTTGCCCAAGACTCAAATTCTTCGGCCATGGGTGTGTTTAAGTTTTGTTTGTCTTTCATATAAGCCTTGTATACATAAGGTAATGCGTCGTCAAATTTGTCGTTGTAAATTTTCTTGGCAAAGCGTTCACGCAAACTCTGTAGATCTATTTCATGATCGTCATCCATATCGGGAATACGACTTTCTAATTTATAGTCACCATAGCCACGACGTCCACCAATGTGACGCAATTGATGCTTTAATTGATTGTAGCGATTGATTGCTGACAGTGCCATTTCACCAGTTTCCGCATCTTCAAATTGTCTACGTTTTGCCCCGCGAACAAAATGTCTCATAGCCTCCATCTCTGTGACCATGTTAGTGATACCTTCACCAAGTTCGTCATTTATGTCGCCACCTTGGCTCATGTGTTGTGCCATGGCTCGTGCGCCGTGCAAGTTCTTGAATGGCAATAGCCTACGTTCACCCAAATGTGTTTCGACAAAAACACATTCAACATTTCGAGTACGTGCTCCACGCTTTTCTTCATCAACATTATCACTGTGGCGTACAATAATTCTTACTGGGCCACATTCTTGGTAACTGCTACGACTTGTACCAAACATACGACTTTCAGTAACTGAAATATCATCTGTGTCCAATGTAGCGTCTGCTTTGGCCTGTTGTTTAACGTCTTTGACTTGTAAATTCTTTTTAGCGATATCCCGTGCATCAAAACTCAATAAATTGCGTTTGGCAAATTTACGTACACCGCGTAGGAAATTATACCAAGCCTCTTCTGCGACTGCACCTTCGCCCCCAGTTGCATCCAGTTCTTTGAGGTTGTCTATTATGTCTTTGCCATAGTAGACTTTGAGACTATTCTCATCAATCAAACTGATTGTGATGTTGCCGATTTTATCACCGTCCACAGTATAATCAAAGTTAATAAATCGAGCCTTTTCAGGATCTGTGGTGGCTTTTGACTTTTCGTCACCCAGTCTGACATCCTCAAATCTGGTACGAATTTTATCAAATAATGCTGATGCAATTGCTTCTACTTCACGGCTCATATTAAATCTCTAGTATATTTGTTATTTATGCTACATCATGATGAAGGGCATGGGAGCAACGAATTCTTCATCGCTACGTAATGTTTCATCAATTGTTGCGTCAAAGTTCTGTATCAGTTGCATCATACGTATTGCCAGTAACATGGCCATGATTAGGTCATCTGTTTCGCCTATTTTTGCAGAAAAACTGGTGCCTTTTGCTACAAAATTCTTTAATTCGCTAATAAAAATCTTACTGGCTATTTTTAGTTTAGATGTTTCGACCCAACTCTTTAACTTGCTACACGCCGCAATCTTGCTTTTACTTAAGGTTGTAAAACCTTTACGGTAACTTCTACTGGTGCCCGCTCTAGCAGGTTCGCTTAGAAATATTCCACGAATGTTTTCTTCGCCAATATTAGAAATTTCAATTAGGGCCGCTTCACCTAAGGTATTATTCTCCACACTGTAATAAATGTCAGTCTCACGACCGATACATTCATTAATGTATTGTGTTACTTCTTGAAGGATACGCACTTGACGTTGTACCGGGGTTTTATTATCTCGCCATTCAGCCACTTGCATCATACTGGGCAATTCAACAATTTGCATGGCTGCCGGATCACCACCAGTACCAAGACTGGGATCCAATGCCACCACATATATATTGCCCCGAGTGGGTTTTTTGTACCACCGTACCTGCCCTTGTTTTTCAATTGGTTCAACTCCGCTCATCTCCACAAGTTTCAGCGGATTAATCAATGTTTCATCGAAAATAATAAATTCGCACATCATTTCCCTACGGAAACGTTCTTCACCAAGTTGACTACGCATCTGTGCTGCCCATGCTTCGTCTCGGCCTGGAGTTTCTTGCCACTTACTAGTAAATGCTCGAAATCCGTTTTTACCCATTGGGGTTGTATTTCCGTACTCGTCAAATGTGTCATTAGCGGCACGCCATATCTGGGCAAACTGATCTTCGTCCGAGTTGGGAGTACTGGTAATAATACACTTACCACCAGTACTTAATGTTGGTGTAATAGAAGTCCAAAATTCACTTGCAATAGTGGGCCTTACGAATGCGAACTCGTCACAGTACAGGAGCGATATGGACATACCACGACCTGTGTTTTCTGTTGTTGTTTGACTTACTATACGACTGCCGTTTTCAAAGTCCAAACTGCCTTTGTTGTAACTAGTAACCCCGGCACGTATAAAGTCCGGACAGTTTTCGTAACTGTAGCGGATACGTTGCATGATCTCTTGTGCACCTAGATACTTGTGCGCCGCAACAAGGATAGTGCTATCCGGAATAAACATAGCAAACCATAACAGGTATCCTGCGGCACTTATTGTTTTACCTGTTTGGCGGGGCATTAGACTTATTGAGAATCTGTTACTGTGATAAGCATTGATTAGGCGAATTTGATATTCGTAGGGCTTGTATTGTATACTACCCCTAGTAGGATGTTGAATATAAAAGTAATTGGTCATGAAGTATTCAGGACCTGTAACAGGATCTGCACATTTGGCAAATTCAAGGATCTGTTGCTCGGTCATACTCATTGCTTTGTATGGACTTCGAACAATTGCCGTTTCTAAATCTTTGCTCATATTCTTACTTATAACTCTATTTTAAAATCTTTATACTTCGCCAGCAATAAAACAATCATATTAATAAACTCCGAATTATCCTCTAATTTGGGTTGTTGATCTATGTTCTCTTTTATCAATGTCACCTCATCGTCAGCCAACCCAACCCCATGAATTTTGTAGTACAAATCTTTAATATAATTAATATCAAATAAATTTTTAAACGGCACTATGATATCGTAGTTGTTGTAATTTTTCTTGTCGGTGCATATGTCTTCATATATACCATGCGTTTGCCATTTTAAATTTTCAGGGCTCACACTATCAGAAAATTTTTTAACCATTCTCAAATAGGCTATTTCAATTAAACACCGGGGAGTTGTGGGTATGATAATTATTTTAAGATAATTTGTTATGTCAACTTCCGGAAATTCCGGAAATTTAGACTGGGATAAATGATGTTGCTTTACATAACTAATTTGTGATTTTTTTGATAAGTGAAATTTAAAACCCTTTTCAGTATTGGATAATATTGATGCCAAAAAATCTCCCCGTGCACCATTAATATAATGAATGTAAATTCCCTTAATTGACATCAATTGACTTTTCTTATATAATATAAGTATATTTAACACCATTTCAAAAAGAGGTAATCAAAATGAGTGATACTTTGTTGCTCAACAGCAACTACGAACCAATTAGTATTCTGCCATTGAGCGTGATCAATTGGCAACATGCTATCAAATTAATGTTTTTAGGGCGTGTGCACGTTCTGGAAACTTATCCAGACTGGTTAATTCGTTCCGAGCATTTAACCATTAATGTTCCCAGTGTATGTGTTACCAAAGATTACTTCCATTTTAAGAAAGGTGTTAGATTTTCACGTTACAACATGTATCTGCGTGACTTGTTTCAGTGTCAATACTGTAATGATGTATTTGACTTTGAAGACTTAACAATTGACCACGTTGTTCCACGTGTTAGTGGCGGTAAGACCAATTGGACCAACTGTGTAACTGCTTGCAAGACTTGTAACTTTCATAAAGGTAGTAAGACCAATATCCTACCCCGGATCAAGCCTTATAAGCCCGACTACTATGCACTAGTTAAAAAGTGGAAGGAAATGCCTTTTACTGTTAGACAAGAGTCTTGGAATCAATACTTGGGCACTGATAAAAAGGTTGCTAGTCGTTAATGTTATACGAACACAAGGATTTTTACTTTAATTGTATCCCAAAAACAGGAAGTAAGACATTTACTTGGTGGTGCGAATATAACAGGATGAAACCGGTTAATTGCTTTGGTGATAAACCGGTTTTCGCCACATACAGGGATACCAAGGATCGTGTAATATCCGGAATCGCAGAAGATTTATATTATATAACTGTAAAAAAACATAAGTTAAATGTAGTTGATGACTTAACTAACCATTTGGGGTTATTTGAAGAAGATGTTAGGTTATGGCTATCTAATCCAACCCACCCTGTAACCCCCGACCAATGTCATTATGCCAAACTAGCAAACTACTTTCCAGGTAATATTGATTTAAATACGGTGCATTGGGTACATATGAACGATTTATTAAATGCTCATAATATTATAAAAGATACCATTGGGGTTACTGTAGCAGAAATGCCAGCTGACAAAATTATATTTGATACTAATCGCCCCACTAAAGAATGGTATTGGAATTTATTATCAACTAATCAAAATGTAGTTAATTGGATTGATAGTTATTGCACAAGTCAATTTAATCCTAGATAAATTCAGTTACAATATTTTTTAATAATTGCTGGTCTCGGATGCAGTATTCGTCTATTAAATTTTTAATTTTTGTATCTTTATTATAATAATCTTTGATTAATTCAATAGGTACACAGTGATCATGAAACCAAATTGGTAAATCTGGTATTGGTGGCACATTTAAATTATAAGTTTGTTTTATATATGTGGGAAGTTTATCAATCTCATCAACATCTATAAATTTTTTGTTGGTAATACTATTATCAAAATAAGCAATATAGTATTGCGAATGGCAGAAATCTTTTTCAATTGGCAGACGTGCAGTTGAGAACCATTTTGTTATAAAATCTGTTCCTATATCTGCAACATCATTCCATTTTTGTTTGTTTAATTCAAACAAGCCTTCATTAAGCATTAACTCATTTAAATCGGCTGCGATGGCACGTATAATGCGATCATAACTTTTTCTATAAGGTATTATAAATTCTAAATTAATATAGTTGTTATCAATAATAGTAAAATTAGTCATTGTTGCCCAATCTCGAATACTTGTGGTTCGACATTCCGGTATTAAGGGTATGGCTATTACCCCGTTGGTAACAAGTTTCATTTTTTAGATTTATTGATGCCGTCTAAATCTCTACTGTGCAATTTTTTATATTGCGGAGCAGGCCCGTCCCCGACAGGCTTTTCGCCAGTTAATTCTGGTTTTGCAAACCATAACTTGAACCATTCATCACTTCCGGGCTTGATGCCCTTTTCTTTTTCAACGGCTCTTTTATTGATTGCATCAGTGCGGGGCAAACTGCCCACGGGGCTGGGCAAGTTTCTATCATTGTCGTTGGGAGTATCTATTGCAGGATCATGTCCGCCGGCTTGATAATAGTCTTCGTTAACAGGAACTCCGGCCAGTTGTTTTAGTCTACGTAAATCTGCAGGATCCATGCCGGCGTCAGGATAACCTTGTTCGCCCCGGGGTACAAAGTGTTCTGACGTTACACGGATTTGTTTCATTTTTTTAGTTTAATAGCACCAACAACACGGTGTGGACTTACTTTATGTACATCATCTTTTTCAAGACTTTTTCGATCACCAATTTCAATTTGTTCACCGCCGCCTACAAAATCTGATGCATTTTTAATCATGTCTCGTTCTTCGTCAGCATAGGTAAGAAGTACAGGATCTCCGGCAAAGGCACCAGCAGGTTCTGTCTTGTAACTTTTATCTTTATCACTGTGTGCGCCGGCTAACGCAATACCAAAACGGTATTGTAAATAAGCACTACCATTGGATTTGTTATTGCTAATATCCGGCATGCTCACTGCCCCTTTAAGGCCCGCTACTTGAGCGCCATCCAATTTATCTGCATTGGCAGGAGTATCGGACTCTGTCAATGCTTCGGCTTCGGCTAAGTATTCTAAAAATGTTTTCATTTTTGTAGTTTAATACTCTCGTATTGTGTCATCAACTTACGACCCATTGCTTCAATTGGGTCAAATGTTGCGGCTTCTTTCATTGCAAGTGGATTGTCACTGAAACGTGCCGCACCGTCTTTGTTCATTTTCTTTTCTTGACCAGCAACTTCGCCATCACCACCTCTTAACATAACATCTTCGTCTTGAATTTCTTCATTGGGAGTATTGTCATATGTGGGTGCTTCATTGAAACTTGTGTCACCGTAGTCCTTGCCTTCTACAGCAATACCTGCTAGTTTGGCAATGTCTTCTAACTTCATTGAAGTTTCATCTAAATTGCTAGTGTCTTTGTACTGCTTACCATCTAATTCAAATTCGCCACCTTTGGGTGTTTGTGCTAATTTCTTAGTAAACAAGTTACCTTCGGTGCAACTGCATTGGCTTTCGTACATACCACATTCGTTACATGTCGCTTCGTCTAGATGGCTAGTATCTTTGTATGTTTTACCATCTAGATCAAAACTATCACCGTGTGCAGTCTTAGCCAGCTTGCCAGTAAATGCATTACCTTCATCAGTAATACCTGCTAGTTGTGCTAGTTCATCTAGTTCATCATGTGCGTTGTCAGGAGCACTGCTTGTTCCAGGTGGTAGTGTATCTTTATATAATTTGTCTAACATTGCATCATCACTTGGATGGCTTAATTTTTCCCAACCTGTTTTGACTGCACTACCAACTTTATCCAATACTTTGGGCATTTTGGCTTCATCGGCCAATTGCTTTTTGCTATGTCCATGTACACGTAGGAATGCATCTAACTTTGGACTGCACTCGCCGGTTAGTTTAAAGTTATGAATATCAGATTGTAACTCTGATAACATTTCTTGAACAGTTTGATCTGTTTCTTTCATCATGTTGGCAAAGTTAAAACTTTCAAATAGGAAGTTTTGTTTTTTGTAATCGGCGCTTTCGTGCATACCTTGTTTTGTATGTTGAGCCATTGCTTTTTTCTCTTTTCTCTTTTGATACCAGTCATTGGCTTTTGTAATGCCTTTACCTACAGCCGCTCCAATTGCGGCTCCGCCTGCGGCAGCAAGAGGGCCAGCCATTGGATGTGATGCCAATTGATTTAGTGCGTCAACATTGACCTCGTCTAGTTCAGTGCTTTCTTTTCGGCTCTTTTCAGGATGCATACCATAGTAAGCACCTAGTGCTTGGTTCTTACGTTGCTCTTTGCTCTTGCCAGCAAACTTTTTGTTTTTGCTATGCATGAAGTCATGTATAATATCACCAGATGGTGTTTTCTTTGTTATAACTTCGTCCACCATGTCTTTGCCCTTGACACGTGTACCTTTTTTACCTTTTGGTACATCGCCTGTAGTACGACCAAATGGATCTGCTGGCAAGTTTGCTTTAGCAGGTTTTTCATTTGGCTTTCGGCCTTTAATACCAACGCGGTGCTTGTAATTTTTTCTTTTTTCTTTTGCGGCAGTGTCATCTTCACTAGGATCATACTCAGTACCGTATGTGCCTTTATGCACACGCACATTATCCTTAGCGGCTTTTTTCATTGACTCTTTTTCATTACCGTCATGATCTAAATCAAGAAAGTCAGGCTTTGCGTCTTCCGCCACACCTTCGGCAAACTTTTGGCGTAATTTTGCTTCAACAGCACTGACACCCTCAGTGATACTGCCCTGTGCTTCTACGCTTTCATAGATACGACGAGCAGTTTCTTTAACTGTTTGTTCGGGAGTGGGTTCTAAGGATTTTAATGTGCTTAGAATGTTATAGATATTATCGGTTGCGTGATTTTTGCTCATTATTTCAAATCCTTCGTTGCTCTGATGTAAATTTTATTTTGGTGTTTGCTATCAATCGGGCTATCATTGCCCATTGGAACATCGTTTGTGGTTTTGCCATATGATGATTGCTTGTCGCCACCAATAGTAGTGTCAGTGCCATCAATGTCATATGCTCGGCTCATTTGTGGGCGCTTGGCTAAATCTTTTAGCAAACTGTCCACACGTTTTTGTCCGGCAATTTCTTGACCACCAGGGGCGTCTTTTAGTTCTGGGTTCTCAATAATAGGACCATCTGCACCCTGTTCAAGAATAGTAGCATTTACTTGATCTTCCTGTTCGGCTTGGTTTAGTGTTTCAACACATACGCAATTATTGGGAACCATTGCACGATTAATAACCAGTTGACGAACTTGTTCGCAAATTGTGGGATAGTTAACTGCTACATCAACCACATAAACTTCACAAGGGCCTAAGTTGCCAAAGTCCTTGTGTTCTTGTATTGGCAGTCTTTTTGGAGCAGAAATTGATTCTACTTCATAAGCATTTAGTGCATTTTTAATGGCTTCCATTACGGCTTTATTTGTAATGTCCACATTTGCTACTTTGATTCTAAATTCATACAATTTCTTTGCATTGTAGAAATAATTTTGGTATCTTTGTGTTACTGGCATAGTATTTGTTCCTATTACTATATTTATTAAAGTTTACTTTTTATTTCCTGCTAGGATCCGTTTTAACAGTTCGTTGCGATCCAGCACAATGCCCTTGCCCTCAACAGGTTCTTCCTCAGCGGCTCCGCTTTTGGCATCCTTTTTAATCTGGTGATCTAGTCGAGCTTTGGCCAACTGTAGGTTGATCATTCTCAACTTCTTGTCCATTTTGGCAGTTTTTGCAGTAATTGCATGTCCCAACATCGTGCCTGCAGTCTGCATGATAACCCCAGCAAATCTGGGATCAATATTCATACCCAAATCCATTAGGTCTTCGGCTTTGCTCTTTGCTAGATCTGCGAGTTCGTCAAGTTCTGCGTCCCCGGCTTCTAAGTCTCGCACCAAGGGCAGTGCGGCATCAATTTTGCTGATAGCACTGTCTACATCAGTGATGATATCTAAATTTTCGTTAATG